TTACTCGTTGACTGAGAACAGTTTTTGGCAGTGGGATCTGCTCGTAGCTGTGGGCCTTCGAGACCTCTTGGGTTTTTGGGGTTTCACAATACGCAACTCTTCCCCCGGTTTCCAAGGATACCGGTTAAAGATACCTCGGACATAGAGCGGAAGATACCTATGTTTAAACAAAGTCACCCCCACCAATGGGTTAAATTGCTCTTTACAAACTTCACATCATGGCTACAATCATCTACAACACAGACTACCGCGCACGATCTGAAGATGTTTCAACCATTGCCGCCGCCTGCATTGCCCTTGTGCTAGGTTGGTGTGTTTACAAAGGGGTGGTGTGGTGGCTTGGCTGCCCCATCGCGGAAGCGGTCAGGCGTTTGTCTGCCCTCCGTGGTGAGGACCCAGATGCCGCACCCGGGATCCTCGGTGGTGCCCGTAAATATAACCGCCGAGAACGGATTGCTAACAGGGTCGCGGACGCGGCTCGTGAGCACTTCGGAGCTTGCATGGAGCACAACAGGGCCAACGTGCTGGTCGTGCAGAAGTGGGTTCGGGACCACTTGCGCGACGAGTACAAGAAGGTGACCAACAGGGACAAGATCACCATCTCGTCATTGGCGGTCACCTTGTTCTTCATGCCGACCCCTCACGATGAGTACGTCGCAGCTATCCGCAACAGCGCCCCCTACAGGGCTGCTGTCGGGGCTGGCAGCTACACTCACTAGGGGGGCCCCTACCGATACACCGGTTGTGAAGCGAGCTTGTCTCGCGCCCCAGATCACAACAGTTTGACGGTGTCGAAGTACCGGGGAGCGCCGAAGGAGCGGAGCTTAGGTAGAGTCAGTGGAATCTCTCCCACTGTCGTGCTCCACGGGTTCCGCAACTCCATTCAGACGTTGGAGCGTGCTGTTAAGGAGAGGGTGTTCTATGTTAAGGAGCGTGGACTCTTCGTTGAACCCCCTCGGCCTGCGTACGGAGCGTTTGCTGATAGGTTACAACAGGTCAATGATCTGTTGGAGCCACACCTGCCTGTTGCGACCCCACTCACTAAGAGTGGTTTCGTCGACACTTTTCGAGGCCCCAAAAGGCAGGTCTATGAGCGCGCAGTCGAGTCACTGAACATGAAGCAGTTCACACCCGATGATTCCAAGGTGCAGGTGTTCGTGAAGTACGAGAAGACCGATTTCACCAGGAAGTCCGACCCAGTTCCTAGGGTCATCTCGCCTCGCGATCCGCGTTACAATGTCATGGTTGGCCGCTATTTGAGGCCAATCGAAGAGAGAATTTTCACTTCTTTGGGTTGTTTGTTTGAAAACAACCGCACTGTGTTCAAAGGGATGAACGCTGTGGACAGCGGGACAGCCATGCTGAGGTTGTGGAACTCGTTCCGCAACCCCGTCGCTATTGGATTGGATGCTAGCCGGTTTGACCAACACGTCTCCAAGGAAGCACTCAAGTGGGAGCATTCCCAGTACTTGAAGTGTTTTCCCAGGGAAAAGTGGAGACGCAAGCTTGCCAATCTTCTTCGCATGCAAGAGGTGAATGACTGCACTGGCCGGTGCCAGGACGGGAAACTCCACTATGTGAAGGAGGGGGGCAGGATGTCTGGTGACATGAACACGTCACTTGGCAATTGCGTTCTCATGTGTTGCATGATCAAACAGTATTCCATGGACAGGGGGGTCAGGACCCTGTTGGCCAATAACGGTGATGATTGTGTTGTGTTTATGGAAGCTTGTGATTTGGGCAAGTTTTCGGAGAATCTGGATAGTTGGTTCCGTGAACTGGGCTTCAACATGACCGTTGAGGATCCTGTCTACGAGTTCGAGCGCATCGAGTTTTGCCAGACACAACCTGTCAGGTATGGTGGACCCGCTGAGTACGTCATGACTCGCAACCCTAAGTGGGCGATAGCCAAGGACAGCGTGTCTGTCCATGGGTTTCGGCACGAACGGGAGTTTCGTGAGTGGCTTGGGTCTGTTGGCGTTGGAGGCATGTCAATGACCGGTGGGATTCCTGTGTTCCAGGATTTCTACCAGGTCTACATTGACGCCTCCAAGGGACTGCGGTCCAAACGTCATGAGCAGTCCTGGGGCGTGCGCTCCCTCGCTCTCGGTTGTTCGTTCACTTATCGTGAGCCGACACCAGAGACACGTTTTTCTTTTTGGCTGGCTTTTGGGATCCAGCCCGATGAACAGGTGGTTCTTGAGGATTTTTATCGTGGGTTCAGTCTTGACGCCTCCTTTGTCAATGATCTGGATTTTGCACCTACAATGCCCTACGACGTCTAGTCCACGATAGGATATTGGGTGTGTGATGTTAAATGGACCAAAACGTTTTTGCCCGTGTTAATTCGCGCCGGGTGATGTAAATAATTACGTGCTAAACAAAATGCCGAACGACTGCACGGATCCTCCCCCCTCTGCGGGCGTCACACATGTACAGTCTCCGTTGGTCACGGGGATCCAATACTTGACCATACAAGAATTTACTTTTCTTATTTTTCCAACGTTTCAGTTTTCGCAATCATGTCTCAGACTGTCGCCAAGCGCTCCAAGGCGCGTGATCCAGTGCTCATGGGTCGAATGAATGCAGGGTTCAAGAATGTCGGAGCCTCCGAGGTTCTGAAGGCCATTGGGGCCTACGGGATCCGGTACGTTCAACAGCAGGTAACGAGCGG